TTATCTGGGTCTACTTGTGGTTCTTGCTCTACAAGTGCATTAGACTTTAAATCATCGGGTAAATCAGGATCAATAACCTGTTTTACTTTTTTCTTCTTAGGCTCGGCCTTAGATACCTCTTCCGGCTCTTCCTTGGTTTTGGCAACCTCTTCTGGTTCTTCAGTAGCCTCTTCAACCTCTTCCTGAGGCTCGTCAGGTAGGCGATCTACGGCATCAGATAAGGATACTATATCATCTGCCTTTATTGGTGGGTTTAATAAATCTTCGCCACTGTCTTCCTCTTCCTCGGCAATATCAAAAAGGGAAGAAAATAAATCATTCTTCTTCTCTTCTTGAGGTTGCTCTTGAGGTTGCTCTACAGCAACTTCTTCAGTTGGTTGTGCTTCTTGCTCTACTGTTTCTTGAGTTTCTTCGCTCATAACATTACTTCTTGATCAGGTGAGGTTTGTGGTTGTTGTTCAGGTTCCATTGAAGGTGCTCCAGGTGCAGGCTCGGGAGTTTGCCCAGGCATTCCTCCGGTTGCTTGCTGTGCAAGTTGCATAAGCTGTTGTACAGCCTGTACCATTTGCGGGAACTGTTCCTTCATTTGTTCAATAAACTGACTGGTCTCGATGCCCATATCTTCGTCTTCTGCATCCGCTTCATCTGTTTCCAGTTTTAAGTCATGTGCTCCAGACATTCTAAATATCTCATTCGCCATGGTAAACAATCTCTCCTTACCAAGTGCTGCTGCTACTGGTTCAACTTGCAGTATTCCTTGGAGGAGTTGACTGAGAACCTGAGCAGACTGTGTGTCTCTTGCCCTTTCTGCACCATCTCTCGTACTAAATAAATACTCGTGTATCAAAGTAGATGGCTCTCCAATAATGTTTCTACGGATGCTCTTAAGTGGATCTACATCCTCTTCTGGTTCAAAGCCAGCGTCCCTGATTGCTTTAATGCTATATCTGCTTTTTGCGGGAATTACGAATTTCTCTGTGGAGCAGGTTACTAAATGTTCGTAGATGACCTTTTTTGCCGCAGCGCGCATATCGTCAATCCCTTCAGAGATAAAGCTATATATCGCATTGGTTGAATTAGTGATCTCCGCAACCTCGGTAGCACTAATCTCGCGTGGAGCGGGCTGACCAAGCTCTTGTGGAGACAAGATCAGCAGACGCTCTACGAGATTAAGCAACTGGAGAATTGCTTGGATTGACTGGTTTATGCCAGATGAAAGTTCCTTTTGTGCATCAACTACCGTAATAAAGTCTTTATTATTGATCCCCAGGTCAGCTGCTTTCTGACCAGAGTAGAATAATGCTTTTGGCTTAGAATAAAATGTATCCTCAGATAAGCCATCCTTGATATACTCCTTAACATCATCATCAAGTGCGTCCTGATCTATGCAGAATATTTTCATCATACTAATCTTCATGTCGTGAAGCATCTTAGACATGATATTGTTTAGCTGATCCTGGAATGGCATAATCTCATGAGCTACCGAAATGTTAGCCATGCGATCATCATTTTCATTTATACCGCCATATATAGCAGGAAGTGATGGTAAGTACTCTGCATAGATTACAGTTTCATCACTAGCTACGGTAAACTTTACCCATACTTCATGAGGATAGTCCCCTAACCCATCTTTCATTGGGTTACAACGCATGTACATTTGCGTAACAAACATACCCTTGTCCTCGTCTTCGCTTGAGTACAAGCCAACTTGTGCAGTTCTCTCATTGCGAAATGGATACGGGTCTTGTATGCGAGGAAAGGAAATGTCACCTGCATCGAAGTAGTATCCGAAGAAGTCTGCATTGGCGTTATACAGACCACTAAGAGAGTTTGTATATGTTACCTCATCGGTATTCCAAGTGTTTGGATTGTTAGAAATATCACCATACCTAATGATATCCCAAAATCCAATCCAGTCGGGACCATCATCCGTGTTGATATCATGAAGTGGTCGAGACTGATCTCGCATCACGCGAGTTGGGTGAGGAGTGCGGAACTTTACACCAGATTTTATAGACTTAGATTTTAGTGCACTTTCTCCACTAATCTCATCAGTTTCCTCTATCCATTGTATGTCCTCACTCCATGCAGAATCCACAAAAGCAAGAGAGTGACCATACATAAACATTTGCCGAATAATCTGCTCCCATAGGTGGCGGTATCCAAATTGATCAGTCATTATCTCAACACGCTGGGACAATACATCAGCCCGCACTTTATCTGCTACCGCAGTGCTTCTTGGCTCATACTTGAAGTATGGAAATAGATTACTGAATCTTGATACTTGTGCCGCTACACGACGAGTAACATAAGAACGAATAAGATTAACCTGAACCTCATACAATCTAAGGGTGTTTATATTTTTAAGGTTTCCCTCATCATCGTACTCGCAGAACTGATCTGCTACCTCGAGATCCTTAAGTTGTGTTTCTGTTTCTTGGATATCAATTTTTCCCTGTGCATACTGTAATAACGGGATTGTTGATTTATTTATAGGAAGTGAGTCCCAAGCTATATCAACTGACTGATAAAGCTTAGCGTGACGGGCATTGTAATTTATGCCTTCATGGATTCTGCTTTGTATAAGGTCTTGAAATTTCTCACGAACCTCTAGGTCTTTACCTTCCTTGGCGGTAAAGATCTCACGCAATCTTGCCTGCGTACAGTTGTGTTTCTCCAGTATGTTTAAATTGATCATCCCGCAAAATCAAATAAGTTGGTTACAATATCAGGTGCGTAGTTTCCTAGGTATGTAGATTCGATCATTGTTAGTATTAAACATATGCTCATTGATAATCTCTTGCCTTCATCAACTCGCTCTACTTTGCCTCCCACCAGCGTCTCTAGTTCGTGCCTTGTTATGTTTAAGAATCTGCATAAACGATCTACCCTCGCCTTGTCCCATCTTTCCCTGATTTTTAGTTTCTGGTAATGACAGGATATAATCAGCGAGGCTGAAGTATCATCACTCTTCTTCCGGCTCCTCTTCTTCGTCTTCGTCGTCATCCTCTGTCTCAGAGGTTACCGATATAAGGCTAACAAGTGGTGCTGAAAGTCGATTCTCGGATAACTGCGATACCTTGTACTCTGCAGTAACTTTAATAATATCACCAGGCTCTACACCCTCAAAGTCTTCAAGAAGATCCTGGTTGTTCTTCAAATCTATATTAAGAATACTCTCTGCCATAATTGTAACTTAGTTTATATTGTAACACCCTACAAGCCGTAACTTAGGATTTATTGTAACTAAAATCAAGTGCCGATTTCTACTATTTCGCCAGCGGATGCTCGACCCACATCGACATAGCGCGTGGACTCATAGTATATAATTGGGTAACTCAATGCATCGAACGAGTGTATATACACGCTACGCTTAGGTTTGAAGGCAATGTTAGGGTCGTAGTTTTTCCCAGGCTTTTCACTTACTAGGTTCCTAAACATCTTAGTGCAGTTCGTGCATTGTGCGGATATAAGGAACTCTTCCCCACTCAGTTTCGCTATCATCAACCTAACCCTCGCCTCAACGGACCCGCTGAATTTTGGTGCTGCCCTCATGCGTATTGGCTCGAGCTTGAATGTATCACACTTGGTTTTAGATATTTCCTCAATATCCCTAACATCGTATGAGCCCGTTTTTGCCCTGTATTGGTTAAATGCGGAGTTATCCGAGATATGGATGAATTTGAACTTATGATCCATTCGCCTATTCCAGTAAGACATCTTCCTCATAACCAATGGAATTAATGATGTGTACGGGAGCTTCTTATTTATTACCACCATTTCATCGAATACGATCCACATGGTCTTATCTGAGCCAGGTAATGCTTGCATGAAGATTATGGCATTATTGACAGAACCAGGATCCCATCCGCATATTATTGGGTATTTTGTGGACGGTAATATACCACTCTTAGCGTCTCCTTTTACATGTAGTACATTGTTGAAGTAGGGACCGAATATCGCATCTCCCGCAGGGCGATCGAGCCACTCTCCCCTAACCATCCTTGCCTCCTCAATAGGATCACCCTTAACAGCTTCAAGTATTCGGTCGTAATAACCAAGTGGTATA